CCCCGGCACAGTCCAGACCAAAACCGAGCAGCCGCCCCTGGTGGCGAAACGGCGTGCCGAGGCACTGCCGCGCGGCAGCGAGAATATCGTCGGCCGTCATCAGCCGCCCTGTCCGACCTGCGCGTAGGTGCTGCCCGTGGGAATCCACGGAAAGCCGCCGAAGTTCGCCACGTTCGAGACGATGCCGGAGCCGTTCCAGCGGTTCTGGCAATCGGACAGCCGTTTGCGGCAGCCGCGCACCATGCTGTAGGCGTTGCCGGCCACCGGCAGGGTGTAGAACGGCTCGAAGGTGGTGATCACCCCGCCCGCAAAACTCTTGATCTCCAGCGCCTTCAGCCCGGTATTCGGCCCACTGGTGAATTGGATCGTGCCCGCGCCGAAGGTGTCGTCTGCTTCCGTTCGCGCGGCCGAAGTGAACACCGACGCACTGGTCACGCTGGTCAGAGTGCCGGTGACGGTGTTGGCCGCCAGCGACACGCCGCAGCCGGCGTACTCGGTGCCGCAGAACAGCTTCGGGCACTGCGCACCGTAAGTCTGGCCAACGGTCTGATTGAGCGCGTCGATTAGCGACACGCCGCCGATCTGGAAGCGGTGGTCGAGCAGGGTCGCCTTGCCGAAGATGCCGGCGACGACGGGTTCCTGGTCCTCGACGGGTGCCGCCCACGAGGTTGCGAAGACGTAGCAGCGCGCCCCGTCGAACAGGCCGCTGCCGACGGCCGCACGCGACAGTCCGGACGCTCCGGCAATGCCCTCGATGTCGACGGAGGCCGGCGAGAATCCGGCGGTCGCCGACTGGCCGGTGAACTGGTAGCCGGCCGTCGACAGGTAAGTATGCCCGCCCATCACCAGATCCCGAGGATGGTCGGTCAGATAGATCGGCGACCCGGTGACCGGAACGATGCGCAGGCACAGGATGCGGTAGCGGTAATCAGCAACGACGGATTTCATGGCTGCAGGAGCTCGATGATGTCGATCGACCCGCAGTCGCGCATGGACTTGCTCAAGGCGGTAATCTCGATCGACGAATTGAAGCGACACGGCAGGTCGAATTCGCAGCCGGCCTTGATCACTTCGGAGGTTGGCGCCGGGGTGATGGTCACGCGCCCGGTGGTGTAGTCCACCGACACGCCCGAACTGAGCGTGACGTCGTTCTTCGAGACGAGCACCGTGCCGGCTACCGGCTTGTACAGATTCCGGTACGGCAGGCCGATACCGAGCGGCGTCGCGCCGCTACCGTAGCCCTTGATCAACTGGTATACCCCGCTGGAAATCTTCGGCAGCACCCAGTCCGTGGCCGTCGGCGCCCCGGTGTGATTGTTGGTCGAGTAATCGTCAGCGCAGCGCACCCGAAAACCCGCGAACTTGCCGTAGGCGCGGTGATAAAGCGCCAGCACCCGCGCGGCCAGGTCATCGCGCAGCAGCGTGTAATTGATCGTGAAGCGTCGCGCCGGGAACCCGTGGATCAGTCGCCGGTACTCGGCGCCACCGGCGGTGGTGGTGATTTCGACGGCGTACTCGTCGGCGTAGCTCGCACCCATGCGCACATCGACTGGCAGCCGCTCGGAGAGAAACTCTGGCATCTCAGCCCCTATGCAAAGCGCTGCGCGCGGCTGATCGCCGCGAGCACCTCGCGACCGACCTGACCGCCCGCCCGGCGTAGCTCGGCGGCGTTGGTCACACCATGGATATTGACGGTGACGCTGGTCGAGCTCCCGCCGCGCACCCCGAGCTTGCCGTCCGATCCGCGCGCGAGCGGCAGGATCGCTTCCGGCCCCGCTTCACCCATCACGCCCGCTCCGGCGGCGAAGGCGAAGAGGCGCGGACTGGTGACGATCTGACCCGAGAACCGTGAGAGGCTCGGCGAGCGATAGACGCCGCCATCAGCATTCGGCAGCAGGCCACCGAGTACCTTGAACGCACCGCCCAGCAGCCCGTCACCGACGCCGCCCTTGGCGAGATCGCCGAACAGCCGCTTGCCAAGATCGGCGGCGACCGCCTCGGCGATCATCCGCTGGATCGTCTCGCCGAAGCGCTTGAGCATGCCGCTCATGCCGTCCTTGAACGGGTCGAAGAGGAAATCGGCAAACGCTGACTGGATGTTCGTGGCGGCGGACTTGGCGAACTCGTCCATCACGTCGCTGGTCTCCTTCACCTTCTCGCCCATCTGGATGAAGCCTTCGCCTGCCTGCGAAGCCGCGCGGCCGAAGGTGTCCATGCTGATCGCGCCGGCGTCGAGCAACTCGACCAGGTGCGTCACTTCGGCGTCGAGCGCTTCGACCGGCGTGCGCACCGACTCGAAGACGCGCCGCCCTTCGGCGAAGACCGCCAGACGCTGGCGCTGCACGTCGGCCTCTTCCTCGGCGGCACTCTTGGCGGCCTTGATCGCGTCCAGTGTTTCGGCGTAGCCGCGGGCAATCTCCAGGTTCGCCGCGGAGGCCGCCCTGTATTTGCCGTCGGCAATCGCCGCCTCGAGCTTCTCGACCTCGGAGAGGTTCTGTGTCGCGCGAATCTGGTCGCGCAACTGATCGACCAGGCGTTGGCCGTCGTCGATCGCCTTGGCAGCGCGGCCGCCACCACCGGTCTTGACCTTGGGGACGTTGAAGTTGGGCGCAGCGGTCTTGGCGGGCTCTGCCAACCCGCGCCCTCGGCCCTCATTGCTGTAGTTCTCGAAGGTCTGGCCGGCAGACTTGCCCGCCGACAGGACGCGTGCCGACCAGGCGTCGATCGCCTTGCCACTCTTCTCGGCGTCTTCGCGCATCGCTTCGCCGATGTTCGCAAAACCCTTGAAATCGAGCTTGGCCAGGGCGACCAGCTGCGCCGCCATGCCGCCGATCTCGGTGCCGATTGACTTGAACACGTAGGCCACATTTCCGCCCACGACGATGAACGCGCGGAAGGCGTCCGACAGCGGACTGAATGAACGGCTGGCGCCGACGCCTTCTTTGGCGATATCGACCAGAGAATCGGCCAGTTCGTTGAGTACCGGCAGCAACTCGGCAGCGGTTTGCTTGGCAATCGATCCAAGCGCAGCATTGACCCGCGTCATCTGGTCGTTGAAGCGCTCCGCGGCCTGCGCGGTTTCCGTCGAGATGACGACGCCGAGCCGGGAGGCTTCGTCACCCATTTCCTTCAAGCCTTGCGATCCGGCATTCAGGAGCGGAATCAGATCGGCACCGCTCCGCCCAAAGATCGCCTGCGCCAGGGCCGCCTTGGCAGCCGAGTCCTCGTAACCGGCAAAGCGGTCGGCAACGTCGTTCAGCACGTCGCCCGAACTGCGTAACTTCCCATCTGAAGCCACCACCGAGACCCCGATCGCCTTGAAGGCATCGGCCGCCTCTCCAGTGCCGCCAGCGGCTTCGGCCATATTCTTCGAAAGCTTCTTGAGGCTCGTGGCCAGCGCTTCGTTGCTGACATCGGCCAGGCTGCCGGCGTATTGCAGGCGGGCGAGATTCTCGACCGTTTCGCCGGTACGCTGAGAGAGTTTCGACAGACCATCGGCGGCGTCGATCGACGACTTGACCATCGCGACCATGGCGCCGACGGAGAACGCACTGGCGAGACCGGCGAAAGCGTTGGCGATGACCGACGAGGCGCCGGCAAAAGCGCTCTCCATACGCTTCGCGCTTCGCTCGGCCAGCCCGGAAACTCTGCCAAGGTCGCGCTCGATGTTCGCCAGCTTGGCGATGATGTCGATGGTTAGCGTGGCGAGGGCCATGGTTCAGTCGTTCCCTTGAGCGTTTTGGTGGTCGCGGATGGCAACCAGCTGGGTGATGAGGGCTTCGGGGTCGGAGACGCCGAGAAGATCAACGACGATCGGTAGCGCCGACCAGTCGATGCCACCCATCAGGTTCCAGGCCTGGACGGCGGTGGCGATGGGCAGCGGGGTGGTCTGATTGCCTGGCTGAAGTTGCGCCGGAAGATCGCGCGCCGCCAGCCAGGCGCTCAGTTTTTTAGCGCGTCCTCGATCTTCAGGAGGTGCGCCTCAAAACCCTTGACGACCGCGTCGGCGATGCCGGCGAAGAGGTCGGGGCGGTCCGACAGCCACTCGGCACAGGCCTCCGCGTCAAAGGGCAGCGGATGCGGGTCGCCACCGGGGATCAGGTCGCCTTCGGTGACGTTCTCCCAGCCGATCACCAGCGAGAGGATGCCGCGCGCGGCGGAGTCTCCCCGGATCTTCTCCTCGCGTTCGAGCGGCGTCGGGCGCAGGACCGTGAACACGAAGCCCCCAATTTCGACGCGCAGCTCGCGCGCCTTGCGGATCTTTGCGGAGAGGGCGCTCATGACGCGTAGTAGCTCGGCGTGCCGGACAGGGTGATGACCGTCGGCGTGGTGACCAGTGCCTGCGCCTGGCCCCCCGGCAGGAGCTGGCCGGCGGGGTAGCCGTTGAAGCACATGATCGGACCGCCGGCACCGAAGGTGAATTTGACGGCACGCTTGGTCTGCGTGTCCGACGCGGCCTTGATCGCCAGCAGACCGGCGTCGCTGATGTCCCAGACGTTGGTGAAGGTGTACACACCGGCTGTCGGCGTGCCCGGGATCTGCGTCTGTTGGGCGGCGTGAATGGTCGTCGTCGGGATGAAATCAAACTCGCCACCGGACGGACTGACTTCGGTCGCCGTGGTGACGCTGACGCCGAAGGTGATCTTCTGCGCACTGCCGCTGGTGAAGGTGTCGAAGAGCGTGGTGTCGATGCCTTCGAGGGTGAAGCCGGCCCCGGAGACCGCCTTGACCCGGGCGACCCGGTCGTTCAGTTGCCACATGCCCTCGACGGCGAGCAGCACGAATTCGCCATTGGCGAGGGTATTGGTCGCGGAGACGACACCTTCCGCTGCCTTGGTGACGGCGGTAATCGTGATCGCGGCGCCCAGCGCCGACTGCAGGGCGACGGCGACGTTCGACCACTTGCGGGGATTGGACATGGCATTTGCCTCCGAAAAAGAAAAACCCGCCAAGCGGCGGGCAGGTGATGAAGCGGGGAAGGCTCAGAAGACGTGCCACCAGTCGACCTCAACGGTGGCCGACTTGAGATCGCTCTCCGGGTCGATGCCGCTCGACCGGTCGGCGACACTGACACCGGCGGCGGCCAGGGCGGTGGCGACTTCGTCCGCCACGGCGTCAGCCGCAGTACGCGTGGGCGCCCAGGCGCTGACCTGAAAACGGACTTCCTCGGCGATCGGCTGGCCGTCGTGAATGGTGCTGAGTGCGGTAGTGCCAGCCCGCTGGTAGACGACCGCCGGCAGGGGATTGCCCTCGGGAATGACGTCCGGTGTGATCCGGGTATCGACCAGGGCAGCCAGCGCGGTGCTGGCCGACAGGGCGGCATGCAGTTCGGTTTCGGCGGACATCACTCACTCCCCGTGTTGAGCCGGTTGATCTCGGCGGTGGCCGAGACGATGAACGCTTCGGCGACCTGCGGCAGCTTGCGGCTGGCGGGGCGCAGAAACGGGCGCGCGGTCAGCTTGCGCGTGCCGAACTCCAGAAACCGCCAGTAGTAGGGATCGTTCGGATTGTTGGCGCCGGCTGCGCCGAGGCGTTTCTGTCGGGCGCCGCGCAACGGCCGCACATGACGAACACGCCCACGTCGCCGGCTCGTCGCGCGAACTTCGAAGTGCGAATGCTGATCGCGCGCTTGACGGTGCCCGGTCGGCGGTTGGGTTTCGGCTTTTGCCGCACCGGCGCTGCCAGGCGCGCATCGTCTCGTACCAGCCGCGCCGACACGCGCAGCGCCTTTAACAGTCCCTTGCGCCTGAGCTTGTCGGGCACGCGCGCGAGGGCGCGCTTGAGTTCCTCGACGCCCTGCAGGCGGACGGTGATGTCGGAAGCCATGTTCAAAGTCCGTTCCGGATGCCGTTGATGGCGAGAATTTCCAGCGTGTGGCGACCGGCACCGACGTCCGTCAGCATCACGATGTCGTAGGGCTCGTCGTGCCACAGGAGACGCTGCTCGCGCACCACATCAGCACGCCACCGAATCCGAAACCGCACGTCGGCGGCGTACCGGGTTTGCTGGGCAGCGAAAAACTCGCGTCCCTTGAGCGGCCAGGCCTCGGCCCAGAGCGCATGATCAGCGGTGTCGGTGACGACGTCGGTCCAGGCGACGACCTCTTCACCGATGGCATTGCGGGTAACGCTCTTGGCCTGCAGCCGGATGCGCTGCCTGGCCTGGCCGGGATTGAAGGTCGCGGTCATACCAGCACCACCCGGTACGGGTCGAGCAGGCCGTCGATGAACGACAAGGACTCGATCTTGCCGCTCGTCAGCAGGGCGACTTCCTCGCGGTGCGCATAGAGACTGCCCACGCGCAGCTTGATCCAGCTCTTGATTCCCGCGGGGACGCTGGCGGCATCGCCGTAGCCCGCAGCGAAGACCAGCGTTACGGCTCCGATCTGCGGCAAGGAAACGGGCCAGGCACTGCCGAATACCGGCGTAACGCGCGCCGGCTCGCAAGCCGTATCGACGGTGTAGTCCACTCGCGGCATGGTTTGTGTGGTGCCGGCCATGTCCCGATATCTGATGGCGACCACCGACTGGACCGGGCACTTCGGCAGCAGGATCGCGTGCGCCGGCAGCGAGAACGGCAGTCCCGCGGGAACGCCCATCAGGCTCGGACCGGGAAAGCTGTCGAGCACCAGTTTCCAGCGTGCGGTGACGAACTGACGGCCGGTAAGCGTTTCCGCAGATTGCCGCGCCGCCGAGATCAGCGCGCCGATCAGCGCATCGTCGTCGGCAGAAGCCACCCGCAGGTGGAGCTTCGCCTCGGCGAGCGACACCGGTTCCTCTGCGGCTGGGGTGATGAGTTGCAGCGGCATGGGATCAGATCGCCTGGACCACCGCGGCCTGGTTGAAGACCTCCGCCGTGGCGTAGCGCGGATGCACGCCGATGAGATTGCCGGCGACGATGCTGGCGGCGACCTCGACGGTCAGCGACAGACGCAGGAAGGCGAAGCCGTTGTTGCTGTCGAGGTTCTCGGGCCTCAGGTTGATCAGCACCTGCTTGTTGTCACCGCTGGCCTTGACGATCTGCCGGATCGCTTTGCCGCTGACGTCCTTGGCACCGGTACCGGTGGCGTCCCGCGCCTGCTGGATCTTGGCGTCCACGGTCGCCGCAGCGCCGAGGACGCCGGTTTCGACCAGCGCCAGAAAGGCGTGGAAGTTGGCGGCGGATACCCAGGCGGTGGTGACCGTGCCAGCAGCCTGGCTGGCCGGGTCGATGGTGGCGAGGATCGACAGCGTTTCGCTGCCCTTGAGGTTGGGGTACATGGATGTCTCCTGCGGGAAAATGGTTCGTGCCTCGCTCAGCGCGCGGCGAGTTGGATGTAGGGCGAGAGCGCGTTGGCTCCCTTGGCCGGGGCGATCGGGTTCTGGATCTTCGATTGGCCGTCCATGCGGAAAGTGGTGCGAAAGGCGGTCAGGTCGGCGTCAAAGTAGAGATGCATCGAGGTCGCGGTCTGCATGCCGCCGGCCTTGGTGATGGTCTGGTAGTACGAGAGGTCGACCAGCAGCACGTCGCCCTGCGACGAGAAGGTGTTGGCGTGCTGCGAGACAAACACCGGACGACCGAGCAG